TTTTTTCATGAGTAAATTATATACCTATTTCATAATTACAACCTTGCGGATATCCAGACCCTCACCAACAGCGCCAAGTATCAGGTTCACCAGACCGTCAACAAGGTCGTCGTGATCCTCATTTCCGAAGTTTAGGAGCTGTTCGATGAGCTTCTCACAGCCGGTCCTCGGGAATAGTACGGTCCCATTCTTGATATAACGTGCCGCTACGCGCAGTCTGGCGCGTTTGTCGGCTATTGGTTTGATCGGGATGACCGCCATCATATTGCGCTCCATTTCCTGAATAGCTGCCTTTTGGTACGCCACGTCTTCGACAAACCACAGGTGTGTTCCTCGGGGCTTGCCTTTGAAGTATTCCATCGTGTGATAGAAGTCGAGGTGTGCGCACAGTGGGTTCTTTTGTATGTAAACCTTTGGCTTGTTTTCGAAGTAGTGGACATGACCCTCCACGTCTACGGTGTAGTCGGCTGTCTCTGCGGTCGAGATTGCAAGATCAACGCCGTGACCTTTGAGTCCGCCGAGCTCTGGGTTCGGCTGCTCGTCATAGTAGTGGATGTCTTCTTGCTTAATTTCCTGACCATCCTCTGCAATGATTTTCAATCGCATCTCGCGCATCCACGCAATCTCTCCCATTTCCTCGCGCTTGTCATCGAGTGATTTCTGTGTCGGGTAAAGCGCGGGCCATGTCAGGTAGTCATCACCGTTAATTTCTTTGATGAGGGGAAACTCAAGCACTGTGAACTGTGGCAGCTTCTTGAGTCGGGCCATGAGTGCGTCTTCGTGCAACCAGTTACCGATTGCAATGATTCGGCCGTCAGCTTCGTCGATTGCACCCATGACTTCACCACGCATCCATCGGTCCGTTTTGTTTCGATTCTCACGCGTTTTCACCCACTCCAAGTCTTCGATGTCATCAGGTATTGCGAGCTTCACACGATGCTGGCGATGCTTAAGACCACGAATCTTTTGACCACGTGAGCGTGCCATGATGCGCACGCCGTTACTCAAGATCATGTTCTTCGCCTGCCACTCCTCGTCACTTTCGAACGTTGGCTCTGGCGCGGGATCATTTAGTTTTCCGAACTCGATCTTGCCGTAGTCGTTTATGAGCAGTGCGTTTGTGTCAAACTCGGTCTTAATGTTTGCGATATTGAGCGCTGCTTGAGTGCCGGTGTCAGCGATCGGGACAATGAACGGATAGAGCTCAGCCTTTTCTACAGCTGCGTAAATGGTGTATGCGAGGGTGCTGAACGTCGACTTTGCACTGCCACGATGGCCCACGATGAGCAGACGTTTGATGGTGTCATCGTCGAGGGCTGCAATCATCTCTGGGTGGTATGCAGCTGGTGGCCTATAGAAATGGTGAGCTAGGTATATAAGGCAAAAGGCGCGAAAGCCGTAGTCTTTGACGAGCTTTCGGCGGAGCGTGTAGTTATTCAGTAGCGACCAGTCCGGCTCGAGTAACGGCTGGGATGACTGTGTCGTTTCGCTTTGTTGTTGTGTTGCTTGCGGGTTCATCTTTTATGACTTTTGCTTCCACCTTAAGCACTGGCTGTGTGCTCTCGAGCTTGCGCATCTGTGGAGTCGGTCCCCACATTTTCCACGCTGCTGAAATTGCACCGAGGGTTTGATCGTCGAGTGGTTTCATGCGGTGGTCAACATTGAGCTCACCGAGGTGGCGAGTAAATAATCCGAAGTCCATCTCGAGCTTTGCTTGGTTTGCTTCGATGCGAGCGATTGCCTCAAGTGCTTTGCGACGGTCCATGATGTCTGGTTGGATTGCGTTTGGTCCGGGGAAAGCCATTCTAAAAAGCTCGTCACAAATAATTCTGTTGCGCTCGCGGAGATGTGAGATTCGGTCTTCAACTTTTTCTCGATCAGCAACGACGGCCATTTCACCAGTGACCTTTTTTATTAGACGCTTGATGTAGCGAGGGTCAACTTGTCTTTTTATTTTAGCTTCGACAACTCTACATACACCGGTCACTGTGAGGAGAGGATCGATAGCGAGTGCGTCTCGAATAATTCTTCTCAAACTTGCTTCTTGGTGATCTAGTATTTTGGGCATGCGTGTTTTTGCGTTTTTTTGATTATACCACCATTATAAAACAGTTTTGTACAACCCCTCCCCTGCCCCCTGCTAACAAGCTGGTACCCCCTCCCCCCTAGGGGAAAATTGCAATTTTTGAGTGGGGGAGTGGGGGAGTGCTTAGTCGAGTAGCCTCTCCCACCAGTCGGCAGTGAAATGCAAAAATAAATATATCGGTCCGTAAATTGGCAGCAAAAGTGTGAAAAGAAAGTAGCGAAACGTCTTACTCATGTTTCAATAGGTTAGCTGATAAAAATTACTGGTTTGGTTCAAACTTTTCTTTAAGGGTTAAGTATCTGACATATTCTGGAATGTCCTTTTTCGCCATTTTTCCTTCAATAACAAGCTGTCTGGCTATTTTGAACTCTGCCTCGGTCATCTGACCTTTTTCACCGTTACATTTCACACACGAGATGGCGAGATTATTGATGTCATCCTTGCCGCCACGAGAGGAAGGAATCTTGTGGTCTATACTCACTGATTCGTACCCAGTCGCATTCTTAAAAGAAAGTCCACAGTAATAACATTTGCCCTCTTGGGACAGTACAAGTTCTACAACAATTTGTGGTTTACTTTTACTCATTTTCTTCTATCTTCATATTGTCTTGTGGAGAGGAGGTCATTTTGGTTTAATCAGACTTTGATAAGTATCTGCGAGTAGTGCCCCTAACATATTCCTACATACCGAGTTTTTTCTTTTGGCACTTCTCAATATGTCCCGAGAAACATCAATGTCCATGTATCTGTCGTTGAGTTCGTCGGCCATCCTGATTCGAATATAAAAATGGTCACTTGGCGATTTCATTTTATGTTTTGGATTAATTGTAAAACATCATCGAGTAACACAATTTCTCTCGTGCCGCCTGCGGTATCAGTTTTGAACACGGGTAATCTTTTCACTTCCTTCTCAATCCTCCCCCGTTGTTCTTCCAGTGAGCGGGCTAGGAGGGTGCGGATGAAACTCTGAAATAGCTCCTTGCGGCCATTTGCGAGTTTGGTTTGTTGTTCAGTCCACTGTGTAAATTCCCATTCGTTTGCTTTTCCTGTGTAATTTTCCGTAGCAAACCAAGCTAACGGAAAAATGTTATCAAACTCCTTCTCCCAATTTTCTGCTGATGGTTTTGTGTAACCGCAAGAACAAGCTCTTTTTAAGCACATCAAACACGGTTCCTCTGCTAACCTGTTCATTTGTCAAAAAGATTATCGCGCACCAGCCTATAGCTTTTAAATCCAAACTCGTCAGTCGCCTCACTCGGCTGAATCTTGTACCCCTTTTGCTGGAGCTCCCAGATTCGCGTGTGATACTGACTCAAAAACAAGTTGTGTAGAAAGTAGCGACCGTTAACCCATCCACCCTGTGCATCCTCTAGGGCCTTCAAAATTTTTTCGCACTGCGTTGGTTTGTGTATTACGGTGCTCATGTTTTGATCACACGTTGCGGGGTTTTGTAACCCCGACACCTGAGATCAAACTACTTTCCAATCAAAGCGTTGTACTGCTGGAGTAGTGCAATGAGTTGCTGGAGTAGCTTTACCTTTTGCATAAGCAAATACTTTGTACTGCGACCACCACCCGATGAACCTCCGTGCTCCTCGTGATTTGGTGTTGCTGGTGACTCATCTACCGAGCTCACGTTTGTTGCGTTTGCAGATTCAATACCGGTGCTTGTTTCTTGTGCTGATGCAGTGACTGAAAACATAAACATACTAGTAAAAATCAGGGCTGCAATAAGTGTTTTTTTCATGTTGAGAAATTATTTTTAATTGAGATTCGTTGAAACAAACCTCTGAATTTAATATATACCTCTACCAGCTTGCTGGCAAGCATTATCTGTGGACAACAAATACTCTCTGATTATTCTGATCTCTCGAAGTGCAACAGACGCGAACACGAAGAAAATAGCACCGAGACATATAGCAATACCAATCTTTGCAAACTGCACGTACGTCTCAAGCTCTGACATTTCATGCTTCATATATTTATTGCATTACTTCCACCTGTGGTGGAAAATCTTGGATAAATTCGCACTTTTTATCACACTTTACGCACACTTGATTCCCCTGAGAAATTTCAATCACGCCAGCGCCACAGCATACCGATTTTGTGTGTTCTTCAACAAACAGTTTCATTCGTGTTTCAAACGGCAAACCCCAAAAATCATAGTCAAGCCAGTTGAGGACGTGGTATGAATCAGCTTTGTCGAGACCAGCAACATTGAAATCAACTGCCTCAACTCCAGCACGAAATGCTTTTTTAATTCTTGGATGTAAAAGTAAAACTGAAAACAGTAGGCGCAGTGCTTTTACCATCGCAACGACCTGTTCTGCCTTTTCTCTTTTTAGGTATTCACCAAGTAGTCGATCTACTTCCTGACGTGGAGTCTTAATGAGTTCATATTTGTTTGCCTCGGACACCATGTCTTCAATTCTGTATCGATACGCATCGTCGTACTCGATAAGTGTCTTTACAATTTTTGACATTTCTTCTTCATACCCGCAACCAATCGACCTCAGAAAAGCGCTCACAAACTTTCCATACTCTTTGACCGGAGCAGCGTATCGTTCATCCTGCAAAACGTACGGATAAATCGTTGACCAAGCTATGCGGTTAATTTCAGAAAGCGCTCGAGAAACTGTACGCATTTTTACTTTCCACGGCTGGACTGCAAATGCAAGCACAGGAAAAATTAAATCCTTACCACCCAAAATCACCAGCAACGATCGCAGGTTTCTTTTTAGGATGTTGTTTGCTGCAATTGCTTCAGGAAACGGAAACCCCTTTTTTGGATATTTCAAGCCTCGATAGTAAACAAAAATACCGCCAGTTTCTGGGTACTCGACACGTTCAAAAATGTGAAACCTCAACCCGGGACCAAGTAACGACTCCTCATGCGCAGTGCGGTGGACAAAAATATCGTCGCGTGGAGTTACAACGGTTGCTTCGTTACTGTTGTTCATTTGGTTTGCTTTCTACTTGTTTTGCTTTCGACCTTTCAATCTTTGCCCATCGCGCGCGAATGACATCGCAGAACTTTGGATCGAGTTCAATCATAAAAGCACGTCTACCTGTTTTCTCGCATGCACTCATAACGGAACCGGAACCGGAGAATGGGTCCAGTATTATGTCACCACGCTTCGTAGAATTGCGTATAGCGCGCATTGGGAGCCAATCTGGTTTCTCAGTCGGGTGCTTGTAGTTTTGGACCGACTTGCGGGGCATTTCCCAAACATCAAACTCATTGTCTCCAAAAAACGTATGCTTCCCTTGGGACCACCCAAAAATTATCGACTGCGCAGTCTTAGCATCAGTCTTCTTTGCTTTCGCGATCCACTCATGCTTGTATTTGTAGTCGTTGAAACCGTGTGACGAACCGGGCTTTACCCAAATTATAACACCTGAATGATGGAATCCGTGGAGCATCATGCTCTGTAAAAACTGAGGGTATGAGGACCAACCAGAACAGATGTAAAACTGACCACCCTGTTTAACATTTTGAAACATCGCGGCAAACGCCCCATCTATAAAAACCTTAAATTGTTCGGGAGACATGTCGTCGTTTTTGATCGACTGTTTCCCTGACTCATTGAGTGAATCACCGCCAGACTTATATGCCACGTTGTACGGTGGGTCAGTCCACACCATGTCAGCCTTTTCGCTACCAAGTAATTTTAGATAAGTACTCGGGTCGGTGCTATCTCCACAAATCAAACGGTGAGGACCTAGTTCATAGACTTCACCCGGGACCGAATTTGAAACGTCCTCTAAAGCAAGTCCGGTATCTGAATCCTCATCGAGGTCGTCCATGTTTCGATCGAGTATTCTACTGATTTCGTCCTCGCGAAACCCTGTCGTCGGCAGTGTCGGAGAATCTTTCATTTCCACAATGAGCTCGTACAGCTTAGCTTCTTCAAACTTTCCGTGAATCTTGTTCAGCGCAATGTTTAACTGCTTTTCAGCTTCGAGGTCAAGGTCAACTTCAAATGCTGGTATTTGATACACACCAACCGGACCGTTTTTTTGACCCGCCTGTGCATTTTTAATTATTTCTTCGCTTACGTTCTTTATCCCTTTTGGCACATGACCCCTCGCAATCAACTTCTCGACAGCAGTGAGTCTCTGGTGACCACCCACAATCACACCGTATCTGTCTTTTGCTACGTTCACCACGATCGGCTCAACGAATCCGTGAGTCTCGATCGACTTCATGAGTGACTGCATTTCAACGTCAGGCATCACCCGGGGGTTGTAGTCCGCACGAACGAGATCTTTGATGGGGAAGTATGTCATGTAATTATTCTTTGTTTTTTAAGCTGTCCCAAAATTTCTTCAAGGGTGTCTAAAATTTTTGCTAGATACCCAAGCTGTAGCACTCGATCTGGCGGATTATTTTTTGTCTGCTCACTCATTTTTTCACCCCAATTGCTAGATTGCACAAGGCTTTTGTACCCTACAAACGTAAGCGTTTCGGGTGGTTTTGGTGGAGGTGGGGGTACAAAATGTTGCGCTTTGTAATGGACCGCTTTTGCCCCAGCGTTGCCGAAAAACTTTTTGCAAACGTAACACCTTACCTTTTTTGATTTCTTCATGCTTTTTTTAATTAGCATATTCTGCATTACTTGAGGTCCTTTGGGTTTACAGCAACTTGCTTTTCTTTGTCAGCAGCAATTTGCTCGGGGGTTTTCAAAGTAAACTTTGTAAACAATTCGGATTTCTCTAGCGCAATTCCACCCTCCTGCTGATAAGCTGTTGCCTTTTCAAATAGCTTTTTTCGGAGGTCAGTAACCGACTTGATGCGCTCTGCGTAAGAGACAATGTCCTTTCGGAAGTCCTTTGCAAGTTGCTTCTCTACTGGTGTTTTGTCTTTTTTTTCTTCAAGCGCTGTCGCCTTTTCTTTCGCCTCTTTTTGGCGGGCTTCCCACTCAGTGATTTGTTTATCAATCGCTTGATATTGTGCGCCGTAGTAGTCGTAAAGGCCAAAAGCCTCGAATGCTAGAAATAAATATTTGTCGCTTAGTTCTTCTCTAAATTTGTCTTGCTTTGTTTTGTCCATGTGTTTTGTTTAGTTTTTAATATCCACCGTGCGCACGATCCATTTTCTCGTTGTGCTCATAGATTTTACGCTTGAGCTCACTGAGGGACCGGAAAAACGAATACGCGTCAACGTTTAACCTGCGGGTCACGTACGCCTCGCACACGTCGTCGATTCTCTGTGTTGAGCTGTTGGGGTGCATCTTTTCAAAAACAAAAACTTTGAAAGTCCCTGTGTTTGATGGTTGAAGTTCAACGAGATTGAACCCGAGAGTTACGAGTGCGGTTGCTTGCCCAAGGTCTACGATGTCACACGTGTTTTTCATGCGCTTTGCTTAATTTATAAAATAATATCACAGGTTTCTGGCCGCAAACATGTCCTGTCTAACAACTTGCTCGATCGTTGACATGCCGAATGTGTTTGCACTGACTGACTTGATCACTGGCTTGTAGAGAATCGGATCACAAACGGTTCGGCGGGGGTGCTCTGTGAAGAACTTGAGCTGTATCTTTTCCACAATACTTTCGAGTGGCACACCTGAAAGCGTCACCACCTCCTCGCTTTTCTTGCCGGTATAGGACCAGTAAATCATTCTAAAAAAACCCATGTCCTTCGCTCGTTCTGCAATCGGTCGTGCCAACTTTTCAGCGCGGTCTTTCATGTACTCGATGTGCGAGGTGTCTGGTTTTTGAGCCTGACCGCTTGGACCGACGCGCTTGTAGGAACGAATATCTGATATGGGACCGGTCCACCCAACTGTCTCAATCACTTCATCGACCTTTGTTTGGTGATACCTTGCGTACTTGGTTTCGATAACTCCAGCGGGATCATCTACCCGGTGAAGCTCGGGAAACCCTTTTAATTTCAGATCGTATATCATGCTTTGTTTTGCTTAGCCTATCTTTGTAATCTGCATCGGCGCTCCTTTTCTGTTGTTGTAGAGCGTGAGGTCGTCGGTCCACAACTCGCCGTTCAAGAACCCGGTCGGGTGTTTTATGTACCCCTCCACCCATCGATCAGTCTTCTTTGCTTTCTCTACGAATGCAAGTATCTCTGGGAGCTTTGAATCAAGTTTTTTTCTCTGCCAGATTTCCTTTGACTTTTTCTTATTCTCTTTTTTTGGGTATGCATCCCAGAATGTGTCAAAGGCTGATGGGGTGTCGGCGCTGGCCGACGATATAGTATTCTCCTTACCTATACTATCCTTACCTAACCTAACCTGTGTATCCAAATTGTCGCCACTTGGTACTACCAACGGTACCCCAGTCGAATATATCCCTTTGTTGAGCGATAATTTTGACTTGTGATTAAGGTACTGCGTTTCCTTATACCTATCCTGACGAATCTCGTTGTTGACTTTCCAGTGTGTTATCACGATCACACCGTCTTCAAATGGAATCGCAAAGCCTTTTGCAATAAGAATCTTGAGTTCATCTGAGGTGCTACCGACTAGGCGCATGACCATTTTAGGGCTCACGAAACCATCATCGTCTGCCTCAATGCCGAGGTGGAAGTATAGGTTTTGGACCGACGGTGGCATATCGAGAAACGTGTCGGTCCGGGCGATATTCTTACTGAACATCCTGCGGTTTGCCATGCGCTTTGTTTTTTATTTTCATGTGCCTTGATAATGCTGCGTTTCTTGCGAACTCCGATCGTTGCTTTTTAGTCATCGACCGCATTCGTGCTTTGCCGCCCATCGTCACAAACTCTTTCATTGTTCTTGGTTTCTTCATAAGTGAATTGTATACCAGCATGCTTGTATTTTGCTGCGCCGTCTGTGCATAACTTCAGTGAGTTCCAAAAACCTTTTTGCAGGATTCGCAGATGTAATACATTTTGCAGTCTGGGTTGTTACAGAGACGCACCTCGACGCCGTCATCTTTTCTCGGATGAGGAATCGTCGGAGCTCCACAACGCTTGCCGTAGTAGGACTCTTTGCACGGCTTTGATTCATCAAAAAGGTATGTCATCTGGGTTGATGTCTTCGGTTGGGTAAGGGATGGGCTCGACCAGCTTGCTCTTATTTTGCGTTTCTAGGGGTGTTTCTTGGCTCTCTGTGATATCTATCGTGTTTTCGGTTTCCTTTGCTGTATCGCTTTCCTGTGAATTTTTACGCGAACCAAACTGGACCGTCTGGGCTATAATCTCCGTTCGATACGATTTTGTGCCGTCTGGCTTATCCCATGACCGGGTAGAAAGCGAACCCTCAACGAGGACCGACTGTCCTTTCTTGAGAAACTTGCCGCAATTCTCGGCTGTCTTTCCGAACACAATCACGTTGTGGTATTCGACCTTGTCTACACGCTCTCCGCCCTTTGTGGTGTACGAGCTGTTTGTTGCGATGCTGAAGCTACACACCCTTGTTTCGCTTGGTAGAACTTTTACTTCGGGGTCCCTTGTGAGATTTCCGCACACGATTGCTTTGTTCAGGTACATTGGTTTGATTAAATATTTCGATTGTAATTGGTCCACCGTGAGACACGCTTTTGTTTGTTTCGATAAGCATCGATCGAAAGGTCCTGAAATTTTTAATTCCAAGAATTGCTTTACCGATTGACACAATCTGCGCAGGTGACAGCTCGATGCTCACGTATGTTTTTCTATTCCTCTGTGCTTGCAACATATATCTTTCTGCCGATTATTTCTTCGATGTCGAGCACTACTCCGTTCCACGTTTTTGGTACGAGTCTGGTTGGCAAGGTTTCCGCTAGGATGTCCGCTTCACGCTGGGTAATTTTCTCTGTGAGATACAGGATTGCGATGATGATTGCTGGGTTCATACTTCGATGATTTTTATCTTGTAATATGCTTCGACCATTTTCTTTTTGAGGCGGTACATGGCGGTTTTGTATCCTTTCACATCAACAATTTCCGATCGACCGTCTGCATACGTGACTGCAAAATCTGCAAAGTAAGTGCATATCTTTTTGCCATTGATGTAGATTTCAAACGGCATCTGCACTGTGTACGCAATAACTTTGTGTTTTGAGTCCGTTGCTTTCTTTAGGTAGTCGAGGGACCGCGCATACTCCGCTTCTTTGAGACTGTGGTACGTCTGGCCCTTGTAGACCGTCTTTTTGTTTCGATACTTATTCATGGGCTATTTCTTTTGGCGATCTGCGATCTTTTTTTCCTGAACCAAAACCGCAAGTCGGTTGTTTATCTCATCGTAGTTGGTTTCAACAAGTTCAAGTGATGTAAACTCCTTAACCTTTGCCTTTATGGTTTCAATGTCCACGTCTTTTGTCGCGAAGCCAAGCTCATTGAGTGCTTTTACTATCATCACTTTTTTCTGGTTGATACGAATGTCTTTGTTTTTTTGTACAACGACCTCTTTACCCTGTGAAAGCCAGTTGACTAGGCGCTCGCCAATTGATTCGTCGATCAAAAATACTTCGTCTTTGAAAAGGTCCGTACGGTCCTTTGAGGTGTGAGCACTGTGATTCTGTTCGATATCCATGAAAACGGTGAACTCGTACTCCATACCCTCGCGCTGGACCGGGGCCATGCCGAGCTTTTTTACCGATGACTTGCCGCTTTTCTCGTCCTTTTCCATCGCGTACTCCTGTTTCGAGCGGACCGTGCCAATGATGTGCGCGTCTGAGTTGAGCATGGCGTTAACGAGGTCGCGGTGTTGTGGGGTAAGTGATGCCCAAACAGTGAATCGATTACCGCCTGCTGAGAGCTTGTCAGCTTGATCGAGGAGGCCGCCCTCATCCGTCCATGCGTGCGATAGAGAATCGATGATAATAACGTCGTAGCCTGCATCCTCGCCTGCCTCAATTGCTTCAACGTAGTTTTTTGGTGCATATGGTGGAGCTAGGGTGATGATGTCGTAATCCGTAACATGAGCGTAAAGGTCACCCGATCCGCGCTCTGTGTCGATCATTAAAATTTTCCCATTCGGTCCTGCGATACCGCGTGCGAGCTTGAGTGAGCTCATGGTTTTGCCGGAGCCTGACGGACCAGCGAGACCAATGCGAAGTTTTGATTGTGAACGCTCTGCCTTTCTAATTTGGATAGTCATTTGTTTTGCTTTGTGTTGCTTAGTTTTTTTAATTTACGCTGCCTCGAACATATCGCCTGTGTACACTTTCAAAAGTTTTCTGATTGCTTCGGTTGGCCACTTTAAGATTTCGAGGTACTGAGTTGGATGCATGTATCTGCGCATCGCGTCAATGAGTTCTGGTCTGCTTAATTTATCTATATTTTTTTCCATCGTGTTGGTTTGTTAGTTTGGTACCCGGCTTTTGCGCGGGCTAATGCATCAACCTTTTCTTTATGCTAGCTTGCTGGCATAAAATTGCAAACGTGGAATGTGGACAACTAAAAACCAGCTGCTTGAACAGCTGGTTTTGGTTTCAATTGAGGTCTATAGAATGTCCGGGGCTTTCAACCCTCGTGGTTACGGACCACGCTATTGTGACACTTCGGCTGAAAATTGCAAGGGGTTACTATTTGAATATTGCGTTCAGTTGCTCCCTTGTTTTTTGGTCCACTTTGCCAGTTACTGGTAGTCCGAAATGAAGCTGAAATATCTCTACACCCTTTTGAGTGATACCGAAATATGCGCCTGTGGGTTTGATGATGTCACTGATTGGAAACATACCCATCGACTGAAGCGCTTGTTGTAGTGCTGTGACATCTGCGCCAGTCGATCCGACAAACAAGTCTCTGGTCCACTGGAACTTTGGCGGTTCGATTTTTTGTGCAATCGATTGCCAGTTGTCTGGTTTGTTCAGTGTGTAAATTCCACCGTACATATATGGCTCGTATTCCTGCGTGAGAAACTGTTGGCCTTTGTTTCCAACTTCTTCGCCCCAGCTGTTGTCAAACGCAAGAACCTTTTTGCCCTTGATGAGCCCGAAGTCAGTGATTGCGATTCGATGATACCAGAGTCCAGTCTCCATGTAGCTTTTTGGTGGTTTTGGAAATGCTGAGAGCCATGTGCCATTGTTTTTTCCGGCGACTGTTACGGTCACCACTTTCTTTTTGCCTTGGTTTTGGAAGCTCTGAAGGATCGACGCAATCGTTTCGAAGTCGGTATTGCATTCGATGAATGATTCAGGCTTATAAATAAGTGCGACAAGTTTTGCATCCGTTGCGTAGTCAGCCGCATTTCTCATCTGCTCCTCGTTGTATTCGTTGCCCGGGAGTAGGTACTCGAGGGTCATGCCGACTTTTGTTGAGAGTTTGGTTGCCGCCGGTGAGCTTGAGCCACCATCCGGGTGAAATGTGTATGGGTAAATTGATCGAGGCGCAAGTTCGCGATACACGCCGTTCTCTGTGAGCTCGTCGACAGAGAGTTGCTTTGCAAGCGCGTGTGACACACACGAGCTCGACTGCGCTTGATTCTTTTTTGGATACGTTATGAATCCAGTCTTTTCGTCCTTTTCTACCCACTTTGCAGGTATTGGTGCTGCTGCAATTTCCTCATGTCTCCATGATCGCGGTTTGAAATAATCCTCTGGTCGATCTACTGCACCCTTGCCCATTTGTTCTTCATTCATAGTTTTGTTTTTTGTTAAGCCTCAGCCTCCCACAATAAATAAGCAGTACCTGTTGGTGAGTTGGTTTTTGTCCACGTTATGACTGCTGTTTGGGAGTTGAATGTAGTAATGGCCCCGCTTTGGTATGCAGTTGTTGTTGCATAGATTGAAATTGCACCAGTTGATTGTGCTACCGCCGAGTTACCTGAATCAAAGTGGTTTTCAATTCCAGCAGAATTGACACCGTCATATGTGAAGAAGCTGTATGCGTGGTTACCGACGTTTGATGCCGACGAGGTACCAAAGATTGCAGTCACTTTTAGCTTTCTTGGCGTAACCCCAAGGCCGTGAGTAAGTGTTGTTGTTGAAGCCGAAGCGTCTGCAAGATTCTTTGAGGCTACGCTGCTCGCATATCTTTTTGCTTTTTCGACTTTCAGTACCGTCGCGGACAATGCAATTCCCACCGGTATTGCGTATGTTCCAGCAGTTGCAGAAATTGCTCCAGCCGTACCTGACAAATAATAAGTTGCGCCAATAGTCAAACCAACAAAATCAGGAACTAGATTTCCAGGGACTAAATTCACTGACGCGCCAGACGAAGCGGCTTCTTGAGCAAACCCCTCAAAGTTTGTTTTTGTTGTATCGTCTGCATCGCATTTATATACCTTTCCATCGACAGGGCTTATGTAACACGCATCGCGGGCAGAAAGCGCCTCGCCTGCGGTGAGTGGAACTACAAAGTTTGACACGTCTGCATCTTGTCCTGTTTTGATCATTTTATGCGCTGGTTAGTTCTAACTGATAAGTAAAAAGCGTGTCCTCGCCTGCTGACTTTGTGTAGGCTGGGCTTATAATCACACGCGAGAAAAGTTGAGCACCGATGAATAGTCCGAACTCCTCGTATGTGTCATCTGGCAAAGTTGCGTCGTTTGCAAAGACGTCAATGTCGAGTACGTCGTCTGTTGCTACTGAGTTAGTGATTGAGATACCTGAAACTAGGGAATTACCGAGGCCGGTGTTTCCATCAGCTGGCGCGGTGTTGTTGTCACCAACAGCAGCAGAATCGATTTCAATTCCGTATACGTTGTCACCTGCGAGCTTGCGCATGATGAGGTTGCGACCGTAACCGGCGCTCGATACGACACGGTTTTTCATTGGCTTTGATTCCCAGATTTTTTTACCGTCTTTGAATTTTGTGATGGTGAGTACACCAGAAATTCCGCCTTTGTCTTTTGTTTTATTTGTTTGCTTCATATTCGATTTCGCTTAATGTGTTCACAACTTCTTCAAGCCTTGCCGCCAGTCTATCAATCTCGCGCTCGAGGTGCAGTTTTTCACGGAGCATTTCGTTTTTAGAAATTCGACTGACGGTCTCTTTTGTTGTGGTGGTCTCGAGAATTTTGTCACCGTTTGGTTGTGTGATTACGTTTTTCATGTTGAAGAAATTATAACATGTGGTTTACGACCATGTGCCGTATCCCCACACTAAATTGTTGTAATTACCATACACGTAGAAGCAAGCATCGACTGAGCTTGATGTCCACGATACACCGTTCCACGTAAATCGATTACCACTATGCGATGACGAGCTGTTGTCGAGGCCCATATCAAGATGATTTGATGCATCTCCGGTGTGCTCAATGCTTACGCCGTAACTACCTGCCGCAAGTGTAATTTTTTGCGCACCAGAGAATTGGAATGTGGTCAGTGCGTATGACCCAGTGAGTGTCGATGAATCAAAATTGTCCGAGGTTGCAAGCGCTGCGCCGGTTGGTGTGCCGTTAGTTCCGGGAGTTCCGGTGAGAGCGTATATTTTTGCTACTGCGCTTCCGGTTGGTGAACCTGTTTTTTTGAGGTAGAAAACCGCACGATCGAGGATTATTTCTGTTGAAACGGTAAATGTTTGGCCCATGCGTGTGGTTGTTGCGTTGAATCCACCAGTCGCATCCTGATTTGTTTCTGAGTAGCTATCGATGACCACGTTTGAACCCGCCCACTTGTACGGACCGGTGCTTTCTGTTGGAGCCGCTATTGAGTCGGTCAGGATAAGGTCTGAGTCAGTAAACGGTTTGACACTCAGGATTGTTTCGAGATCGTCGACAATGATTTCCTTTTGTAGGAGCTGATTCTGTAGGTAGTTTATGATGCCGATTGTTTTGAGCGTCGCAAACTTCACGTCGTAACGAATCACGTCGCCAGTTGCATCATGGACCGATGCGGTGATCGACTGAATGACAACCGAGATGTTTTTGTTGCGCTGTGTAGACGTGATTGTAATCGTCTGGCCGGAGCGTAGGCCGTCGGTATAGGTACTAAATGACCCCTCTGAAAGCTCATTTTGGTACGCTGTGAGCTCTGCAAGCGCTCGGTTGATAGCTTCATCCTGTGAGACGATGCTTTTGTCTGTAATGGCAAATTCGTACGTTCCGTACGTTGTAATTGAAGCGGGGGATGGAACCTGCACAACGATGGGGTACAGGTAGTAACCGGTAACCACTACGTTGTTTGTGCCTGATCCCGGGGTGTTTCCAGCCGTGGAGCGAATGTACTTCTCATTAAAATTCCACATGAACTGAAACGATGCCTCATCGTCTATGTTTTCTGTGCCAACTGTTTTTCCGACACCTCCAACGGTCACCGTTGGGACCGATGCAAACTTATTCGCAAGTGCGAAAATTGTGCGGGTAGTATCACCGCTAAAGTATTCTGTGCGAGTAGTTTCGCTTGTAGCCTCTCCCCCCTGAACAAGCACGCTGTTTTTTACCTGAGTCAGATCGGTCGTGATTTGAAGCGAATCGTATATGTAGTTATTCGAAGTGTCGGTCAGGTTGAATGGTGCAAGCTCTGTGTTCTTTGCAAAGAAATGGATGCTTTTACTTGCATCGACATACCACACATACGAGAGCGCGTTTGCCAGTTTCTGCAAACACTCCGCGACTGTGAGTCGGTTGAAAGAAATTGAATCAATAACCACTGGTGCATCGACATCATTGTCGGTGATACCGTCGCTTGTGTATGTTGTGACAATGTCAGCGATAATTGCGTTTACAGATTGCCCTGTGTATCGCTCAGTTACAAGTTGGCGACGCAAAAACTGCGAGTAGTCGTTACATTGCACCTCGTACATAATCACGTTTCTAGCACTCACGCCCTCGCTTACTTTCACAATGACCCCCCCGAATATGGTCGTTGCATCTTTTGTGACCACCACAACGTCTCCGAGTTCGGGTGTGTAGGTGAGTGAACCGTATTTTTTTACTACAAATGAAAGGTTGTCGACCTGCTGGTTTAGATTGTCGACAATTTTTAGTGAGCGCGCGGCGACGCTACTTGTTCGATCTACACTGTCAATTGTGACTGTTATGCTCATGCGGAGATTGAGTTCGACATACCAAGGCGCTTGATGATGAGGTCACCAAGGCGCTCTGCTACGTCCTCTGATAGAAAATACCCGCCGTTAATGTTCACGACAACGCCACCTCCACCACGGAGTTGGCTGTTTGAAATGATTGACCCAGAGCTTGATGGGGTAAAGAGCTCGGGGCCGCTTTCGCCGACAAGATAGGTTGTGCCACCAGTGACCGGACCACCGGATGCTCGACCGCCACCAAATTTGCTACCTATCGCACTACCAAGTTCTTTAGCTGCATCGACCGCCGCTATAATCGCATCACCAATTCTCACCATAATATCAAAAATTGTACTCAGTACGTCGTACCAAAGTTTAAATGTGTCAATGACTACTGGAATTATTACCTCAGCCCAGCTCTGAAATTCAGCAGTCCACTCCTTAAATCTTTTCTGAGTCTCTGGGTTAGTTAACCAATCGCTAAATTGTTTTACAAATGGACCGAGAGCGTTGACCAAAACCTCACCGATTTGGTCTTTCATATTCGACCAGCTCTCTGTAATGATTGCCAACTGTCCCGGGAACGTCTCAGCATATGCTTGGGACTGACCCGCAAGCCTCTGCTGCAATTCGCCAAGCTGTTCAATTGGTGTTTTTGATTCGTCAATTTCAATTCCAAACTGCTTAAGAATTTTTGTGTTTCCTGACAAAACTAAACCGACGGCGTTGCTTGCTGATTCCAAATCCATATTTTTTGCACGTGCAAGGTCCATTGCAATGTTGTTGTACTCAATTGCTTTTGTAACGTCGCCGGTCCTCTGAAAAAGATTTGCCATTGAGACTGCTGTCGCTTCGTCATCAAAGCCAAGTTTCACAGTTGCAAGGGACGCCTCCTCAATTTTCTTTTTAACCTCGGCAAGTGCTTCGGAGGTAAAACTCACAGACTTAGTGACGTCAACGTATTTTTTTGTTGTTTCACCAAGCGCAGCAGTAGAATCTTTTATCTTCAAATTAAGTTCTTCAATTTGATTTTGTGTCTGCGAAACCTTGAGGTTGTATTCTTTTTGAGTAATGGTCCCGTCCTTAAGGGCCTTTTTGAGTTTTCCTAGGCTTGCTTCCTTTGCCTTTATTTCAAGCTGTGCGCCTGATATAGAGTTTTTTAACCTGTCGCTACTTACGCCGGTGTTGTTGAGCTCAACTACCAATTTTCGCGCACCGGTTGCCACTTCAATAGTCCTTCCGGCCATTGAGTCAAGAGTTGCATTTATTTTTGCCATCGCCACCTGCGCCTCACCAAAGCCTTTGATTGCGCTAATACCAAAAGCAACAGCCATACCAGCACCGGCTGCTGCTGCGGCTGCGCCCCACTTCACAAAGCCAGACACGTTGGTATTCAGAGCGTTCTTAATACCAGAGCTCGTGCTTTTCATTGACTCGGCCGACTTTTTAAACTCAGCGGATGCTTCGTCCTTAAGTGAGAGTAAAATTTCTAGGTTAGTTGAATCCATTATTTTGATTGATTCCTTTTTTCTTCAGCGAGGAGTCCTAGCATCATTTTAACAAACCAAAGCGGTTGATCGAGAAACTCTGTCCACGTCCAGTTCATCACACGGCAAAGGGCAACATGCTGCATGAAAGGATGCTCGACTGTGCCGAAAGTGAAATAGCGCCGCCAAGCGAGCTCTATTTCACTTGCGCTAAATTTGGCGACTCTCTGTGTAGCTTGTTGATTTCAGAAACGAGAGCCTGATAGTCACTGTTTCTCAAATCGTAGATTCGATCTTTGATGTTTTCTGTAGAGTCACCAATCGATACAACGACTTTCTCAAGTAGTATTTTTTCTTGATTAAGCAAAAATTCAGCAGACACCTCACCTTTCATTTTTGGATTGCCAGAATCGTCAACGTCTTCGAGGTCAATTTTCATAACCCTATACATCTCCTCTTTGATTGCGTTTGCATCTCGGGCTGTGAGATATGCGTTTACTACTACCTTGATACCGCTTGGAAGCACGATTTCTTTTGTTTCTCTTTGCATTGTTTTGTTTTAAATCTTTTTATAAATGATTCCCGCCTTAATAAGTTGTTACCGAGTTCGTGAATGTTGCACGGACCATGAGTGCATCCGAAACACTGTATGCCGCCTTAAACTTTACTGTTTGATACACAACGTCTTTGATCGCAATCGGACGACTGAACTCCGTAAAGTACACCTTTGCAAAGTCGAGCTTAAATTCAGGATGGCTCGGCACTACTCCGATGTTTACGTCTGAGTTTACAAGGTGAAGACGCATTGCCTTTGCAGTGTTTGCAAGAGCAGCGGTCTTGAAGTCAGACTCGTTTTGCCAGATAGCTTCGATGGTACCCTCACACATAAATTCCTTATTGAGGAAGTCTCGCGGTGCGGTTTGACCAAGAACGTCATCGTCTTCGTCACCCGCATCAAGTGTAATTTTTGCGCTTTTAATTTTTATTGCGCTTGCTGCATCAAGGCCAGATAGTGACGATGCAACTTTGAACGTGAGGTACTGTGGCACGAATCGATCCTCGACGGTTTGTGATGGTACAAACACTACAGCCGCAGCTGAGCCCGTTTGACCCTTAAGGCTTGCCGTTCCCATGACAAAGTTTCCGAGTGAATAATCAATGTCAATTTTGTGGACCACTGTGTTTGCGTGTGTGTAGTCAGCGGTTGCACCGGACGCAGTAGCAATCGGATCGTGAACGTGCATCGTGAGTGACTGATGCTGTACGTTTTGAGCTACGGTTAATACGTGGTCATAGATTGAGCTTTCGCCAGAGTGTGTGCCTCGAGTGTTGGTACCAAACAAAGAGTAGAAAAGGACCGCAGATGTTGTACCTGCAATTGGGAATTTCACTGAACCCTCTGCCCAATTTTTAACACGAGTTTGCGACGCTGAGTCTTCGATCACGCCATACACTTGACCGTCAACTGCATTCGCATATCGCTCCTCCATCTCCCAATCATCGACTGCCATCCACAAAACACCAGTTAGCGATGCTGTACCACGAGTTGTTTCTCTTGCAAACCCGACCTGTAGCTGTTTTCCAATACCTTTATTTAAAGCCATATAATAATTTTATTTATAAATTTTAATCTTCGTATTCACCAGTTTGAGCAGCCGCCTCGTTTTTTGCACGCCATATTTCCTGTGCCTCCTCAAGCGTTGATGCTTTTATTGTAACAGGTGGAAGGTTAGAACCAGCACCAGAGAAGTGGAAATCTCTCTGGGACTCGTTCGATATCATTTTGTTTTTGTTGTTCTTTTGCATGCTTTAGAAATTATACGTCAAAGAGACCAATGTTGTCGCTCGGATAGTCACAGTGAAGACGACATAGTTTCTATTCAAATCAGCGTATGAAAACTGGTCACTGAAAACAGCCGAGACACCAAGTGGTGCGGTTCCGGCAAGGGTGACGTTGTTGTCAAACTGTAGGGCAATCGCATCGCGGATGTTTTCAATATCCCGGTTACTTGTAATGTTGTCTTGTAGACAAAGAACGAGTAGGTCGAATCTGTACGTGCGCTTGTTTGACTGTGGAAACTCCCACTCAGCCTCGAGGTTTGAGGTACCGAGAATCACACAAGGGAAACCGGGCATGTCTTCAGAAAGAGCGTTCGCGTTGATTGGTTTCTCGACGTACGCGCCAATGTATCCAGCGGTAACAAGCGCCTGCAAATTTGTGGCGATCTGTTCTTTTATTAAGCTGGCTGGACCGGTTGGTGCTGGCATTATAGTTTCTTAAATTTCTCAACAACAACATCGAGTGCGTTTTTAAATATTGTGTTGATGTCTGGCGCTGCGGCGTTAAGCATTTTCTGCATAAAGAATCGACCCGCAAAGCCCGGCCACATACCTATATTCTGACCGTTCTTTAGCCTTTTACCAATAGCAGGCACGAATCGACCGGGTGAAGCTGGCATACCAAACTGGACCGCGCGCGCATAATTCATGTCTGGTTTTGTCTTCATCATGAGCGAGCTAAACACTGTCGTCCATCTGTTCGCAAGGTTACCAGTGATCCACGGAATATTTTGCGGTGTGCGCGTTGCGTCGATCGCAGCCTTACTTTTATTGATCGCTTGCTGCATGATCGGCTCAACAATTTCCGGTGATTTTATAAACGCAGCAGAGAGTTTGTCGAGTCCTTTTATTTCAAATCTGAATGCTCCGTCAGCCATATTAAAAAATTGTTGGCGCACGACGATAGTGATCGATGACGGCTTTGTCCTCATCATCAATTTCTTTGTTCCATGAAACAGTAGAGCCAGCAAGAGACTCTGAGCTCTTACCCGGGATTGCGCGACGTTTGAAAGCGCGTACGACTAAGTTTTCCACCGTGTTGGAGATTTCTGCTGGAAGCAAATGTGTGCTGTTGTCACCGGCATTTGACCAGTTGACTGGATAGCCAGCGTAGTACGTTGCACGGACCATATTCTCGCGAATGTGGGGGATAAAACCGTACAAACGCACGCACCCAGCCTTGCCGTTGTTTATAAGCTCGTATTGGTCCGCTAGGAACGTAAACCAGCTCGGCGCTGTGGCAGGCTGACCAGCCCTCCACTGGAGCTTTATAAGGCCGTTTACCTGCAAATAACCCCCTGTTTCGGACCGAGTTGCTGCTGCTGCAAGTGTTATGGTCGAGCCCGAGATGCCAGTTATATAGTTTCTGACCTGATCACCGTTCAATGTAGTGGTCCCTTGAATGTTATCGCTCGCGATTGGCATGCCTATGACCATGCCAGTGGTGCTTGAAACGCCTGTTACAGAGGTTGATCCGGCCGTAAAAGTACCAGTGACGGTGTTAAAAAAGACCGGTGCTTGTCGCAAAACGAGCTTTTTCTGGCGGTGATTGTACGCAGTGTAGATGTCGTTTGCGTAAAGAGTCAAAACAAAACGACGGCCGCCACATTCTTGTTCAAACCAATCGGTACACGAATTGATCATGCGTGTGAGAACCGAGTCGAATGACGACGGCTGTGTTGCACCTGTGTTCGTGTCAAAAATGCGATCTTTGACGCGCTGTAGGGTGGTTAATGCGTAAGGTGAAATTGATTCTGCCATATTTGTGGTTTCTATCCCCGCCTCACCATGAGTAAGGAGGGGGAGAAACAGCAACTATGTATTTGACGTAGTTGTTGTGACTGGTCGGTTGTATGCACGGCCAAGCTCGATTGCTGCGACGCTTGTGAATGCATTTGCTACCTGACCAGCAACGCCGGTTTTAGCGGTGAGCTGGACGCGGAGATAGCGCATACGATTCTGACCGAGGCCCTCAATACGACAGTCTGATACGACAGCAGTTGTGGTTGCTTGTGTACCAGTGAAGCCGATTGCTGTTCCAGAGTTATCTAGCGCAGTAGACCAAGTGCTGTTGTTCGCAGACTCTTGGAGTACGGCTGTCAAAGATGAACCTCCAGCAACAGTAAGACCTGAGCCAACAGTACCGATGTAGACGCGGAGAGCTCCAGTGTTGTAGCCCTTTGTGTCTACTGACGGACCTGTTGCAACAACTGATGCGCTTGTACCAAAAAGTGCCACTTGGCCCAAAACTACACAGTTGTCATGAATTGATCTCATGATGTTGTTATTACTTTATGCCTTGTCAGGCTCCCCTCGATCGACTTTTCGAGAGCTCGGACGAGCTACGAATCGAGGGGATGGGGGAGGCTGCCCATTAAGTTTTCTTTTAACCTCCTACTCTCGCCGTTAGGCGTTAAGAGTTTGCTTCACCAGATGGTGCTGCATCGGGAGTTTCGGTCGGGACTGTAGGTTCAGTCGCTTCGATGCATCCATCTTGCACAAGAGCTGCTACATCTTCAGCTGAAACTTCAATAGAATCACCTGCCGCGATTGCTATCTCTTTGTAGACAAACTCTTTAAGGGCTTTGTATGCCATGTGTTTGTTTTTTAACTATTAAAGAATGCTTTTCCGCATTCTACACGGTCCCCGAGATAAGGGACCGAAAGACGGCAGAAACTAAGAAACCGATGTTGAGCCCACGACGAATGCTTGTGGCAAAACGACAGTGAGAGCGTGGCGGTGCTTGTACACGATACCGCGCTGATCTGCAAGAGCGATTTCCTTGCCTCCGAATGCACCAGACTCAAACTGTGCGACTCGCATTTCACCTTTATCACCGAAAGCCAAAGCTCGTAGGTTACCAAAGATGATAAATGGAGTGTTAGCAGTTGCAGCGTTGCCTGCTGGCAATGCTGGAAGCCATCGGTTTGTATAAACCGGATAGCCAAGAATCTGACCTGCTGGCTTAATTGGACCACCCATAGGGTCCATAGAAAGCGCAGCTGCGGTACCACCAGCCAAATTGAGGCCAGCGAGCGGCAATACGAAGTTTCCTGCGGTATCTTTCTGAACACGCAATGCAGCCCAGACAGTGCGATGCATGTAAAATGCTGCGCCCTCGAGGATTGATTCCTCGAGCAAACCGATCATGTTTGATGAATCGGTCAACACATCAAATCCGTTAGGAGTTGTTGTGGTGCTGTTGTTGCTGAATTTTGTGTAACCAGAAGTTGAACTGTTACCTGCGTAGTAGAGGGTTGCAACGCCACCACTTTGAGTGGTGCTTGTTGACAAACCAAGAATACCAACGAAAGGACCAGTGACTGTCACGCCGTTTATTGTGTTCCCTGAACCTCCAATAAAACCTTGCTGATCAGTCATGTTCGCAAGAGCTTCGCCAGCGAGAGCCAAGAGCCAATCTGCCAATTGCACGGAAGCGTCAGCCAAGAGGTCGTTTCCAACCACGAAGGCGAGCTGCCATTTCTTAGCAATAAGTACAGCCTGACCGAATGTCAAACCCTGTACTGAACCTGCGGTGTCTACACCAAGGTACGCACCTGTAAGGAACGAACCTGTGTAGTTAGGGATTCCGAGTTCATCGGTCTTCATCGGCCATTTCATAGCCTGACTCATGACAGTACCAACCGATGCTGCAATTCGCAAAATTGCTGCTGCAACATCCTTTGATACCAAATACCCACCGCGATTGTCTTGCTCCTCGATCAAAGCCTCGTTAGCCTTGATTGTAGCGCCGTCCATGACTGCTTTTGAGGCAACATGGCGAGCAACTGCAACAAAGTCCAACTTAGCCTTTTCTGTAAGACCAGTTATATCTTTATTAAAGATAAAACGGTCCATTTTCATACTCTCAACAATGGCACGTGCTTTCTCGGTAGCGATATCGCCCATCATTGGCGCGAGATTTTTAGCGAGAGCGTCACTGATACCGTTGTCGATTTCTGATCTGAGAGCTGCTTTTTGTTCTTCAGTTAACATGAATTTTAGAATCTACTTGTGTTTTTTTGCAGCTTCATTAAAGCTGTGCAAAACCTTTTCAATTCCATTATCAATACCCCTCAGAATGGCGCGAGCTTCGAGAAAATTATCGAGCTCAACTAATCCATTTGAGGATTTTCGACCTTTATTATTGGCTTCGTCATCTCGAACGTCGCCACTTTTACCGTCGGCTCGCACGAGGCTTCCTAGGGCAAAATTTTTGGTGATGTTCTCTACTGCACCTTTTAATACTTCAATGCTTTTTTCTACGCTCTTACTGATCGGAACTCGGTTACCAAGTAACTTTTGGACCGCTTCAGGGACTGCCTTTTCTGCTGTTTCGTCACCGGACAAACCAGAAAGTATGTCAGCCATCTCCTTAACCAACGGCTTGAAGTTCTCAACAGGTGTTTCTTCATCAAAATATGCGCTACAAAATGCGTCCATAACCTCAGACACGCGCATGTAGTTTTTCCACTTTTCCTCACGCACCTGCACGTCAGTGATTTCTTCTTGAATCGTAGACTTTTCCTCTGTTGTTTCTTCGGTCTTTTCAACGATCTCAATACCTTTTGTTTTCAAATAACCAACATCAAGAGAGAGCTCTTTGATTGTGCGCATTGATACAGCGTAAGGGTTTGCTGGGACCGGCACGAGCGAAAACTCGAGGAGTTCTGCCTTTGCAATCACACCACTTTGTTTCTGATCAAACTCTTTCGGAATAAAACCAACAGACGAGGCACAAACCATGCCGAGGTCGTAGAGTTTTCTAACCTGCTGGGCAAACGGGTTTGCATCAGCTGGGGCAAACTTACCCTCAGCGACGAGCTTGCCATCTTGTAGGCCAATCTCTGTCGTTACACCAATCGGTAGTGCGGAGTAGTCATGAGCCCACAAAACTACCGGATTCATCTTGTAAAAAGCCAAGTCCCATCCGAGCTGGTCGACACTCTCACCCTGTCGGTCCACGTTGTTTGTGGAAATGATGAACTTGAAACGTCCCGAGTCAGTCTCGCTTGCGTCTTTTGTATCAGTAAAAAGTTTTTGTATTGCGATATCCGCGAGCTTTGTGACTAATTCTGCTTTCTTTTCCTCGGTGAGTTTTAACAAAGTGTCGTTCATGTGGTCTATTATAATAAATTTTTTAAGTTATAAACAAAGGCTGTGTGGGGATTTCCAACTGACTCCCCAATTATGACACAAAAAAATAAACAATTTAGCGCCATACACACCCTGTGCATAGCTGTTGCTGTGTTTCTTTGTCCCATGAGCACGTCTCGCACGACTGCATTTTACTCAAGCACGTAATGTCAGGCTCAAGTGAAACTTTTTCACTACTCTCTGCTTTCTTTTCCAAAGCAATTACGACGACCAAAAACAAAATAATAAGAAATGTAAGACCACAAGAAAACAATATCGTAAATTTTTTAGGCTCCATGCTTAAATTTTAACACAACAAAAAACTCGGGCTGTGGCAATCCACTGGCCCGAGCTGAGGAGAGGAAGTGACCCTACGAGACCCGATAAACCCACCAGAGCGCGTCCTTGCACACTGGTGAGAGGTGGCGAAGCCCCTTGCGGAGCTACTATGATTCAGCGTTTTGCCACCATTGGCCTGATTGACCTTTTTCGCTCTCGCTTAAGAGGTTTACAGCCTTTGCGGGCTTTCCGCCAGTCAGGATGTCCCGACACCATGCTTCGAGCCACCCGGGTAACTTCCCGGACTGCTTCCACTCCCAGTAAGTCGACGCGCCGATCGTTGGTGACGCGAGCTCGCAGACCTGCCGAGTTGTCATTCCGAGACGGACCGCTACTTGTTCGAGTACGCACATGGCCTCCTCCGTGGTTTAGGGAACGTTCTATCTCTAATCATATTCCTTTTTAGAAAAACAAATAGCGAAATACCCACACTCGGAATACTACGAGGTGGGCTTTTCGACAACCTGATTCTCGAAAAATTAAAAACGAGCGTAGGGCTGTGATTTTATTTTAACAGAAAAACCCCCGTGGGACGGAGGTTTCGCTGCCTGAACGGAAAACGATATTTCTATCGCCTAGTCATTATACTACTTCAAAAAGAAAGCGTAAGTAGCAGAGGCCGCACCGAGAATACCAACAATTGCAGGCCAGTATGACGTGCTACGAACCCATGTGTATGCTCCAGCAACAATCAACGCTAAGGCAATTGTCAAAAGTTTTGTGGTTTTTGACTCTGTTGACCATTTACCCTTAATCCATTCAATAGCGAGAGACAAGAGCACACCAACAATAGGGATCGCAATAAAATCAGTAACATTTATTTCCATAAATTTACAACTTAATTATAAGGGCCGTGATCAGGTCATCACACGACCAGACGGCTTTCGGAGGACTGACACACTTGATGGGTGGTGCTCTGCCAAATGCTGACTAAGTGCATGTGTGACTTTAGTGTTTTCATGGACCGCAGCAGTAAAGCTCGAGAGCGCATTTGTGTTGTCGTTGATGTGTTTCATCATGCTACGTTGTGTTTCCTCTGCATATTTATTAAATACCTTTTGCGACTCCTCATTTCTTTTATCGCGCTTATCAATTTCAGCAAGCACTTCTTGATCCTTTTCCTTTAGTCGTTTTTGCGATGCGTCGTACATTTTCCAAAGAATAAAAAGTGCAAACCCTGCGACTCCGAGATTTGGTAACACTTGAGAAAGTTCTGGTGTCATGATTTTTCTAGTTTACACATCCCGACGGTGCGGTCCCTCCGTTTTGAGCAGTAAATGTTGTGCCACCTGCCGCAATGAACATATAAACTGGTGATCCTGCGGTATCGTAATACGTCATGCAAGTACCTTTGTTTTGTGACGGTTTTCCAAATTGAATCGTGGTCGTTGCGTTTGTGCTTGTTGCTGTTGCTTGAAACACCGCGCGTGGTGTCGACGTACCAACTCCAACGTTACCGTTTCCTGTCACCGTGAAGTACCTATTTGAGCCACCTGTAAGGTCGCGCACGTCTACAAGGTCGGCCGTTTGACCTGATCGCCCGAACACTGACAGGGCAACGATTGAGCTTGCACCCGCATCAAATTGTGCATTCCTTTTCACACTGAGTGCAGGGGCAACTGCTCCGTTACCGTTGTTCACTGTGAATGAGCTGTTTGCCAAAACCGCGCCCGCGTTTGAAACAGTAAATACCTGCAAGTTTGCAGAGTTTTGTGCCTCCATTACGTTTGCTGTTTGACCCACAGCAGCCTTTGCAACAAGAACAGGGAGGCTTGCGTTTGTACCAACAACTGAAAGCTTTGCGTATGGTGATGAAGTTGCGATACCGATTGAGCCAGTGAATGTAGATGCTGTTGTCGAGGTTGCAGTAAACCACGATGAAACAGTTTCACCGACAACAGAAAGGCGAGCATATGGTGACGATGTACCGATACCCGTGTTGCCTGCGAGATAATGCAAAAGGTTTGTACTTGGTGAGTACAGACCCCACGTACTTGATGTGCCGTCATCGTATACACCAAAACCAAGATAATCACCACCGCTACCAACGGTTGACTTCATGCTGTATTCAAATCCATCGAAGTAATGAAACTTTGTGTCGTGATCAATGGTAAAAGTATTCCACAAATGAAGTAGTGATTGTGGTGCGGCTGTTCCGATGCCCACCAAACCAGATGACTCATTGTTCAATACCGTAAGTCCACCGCCATTTGCTGGAGCTTGTGTACCAAAACCAGCTCGGAAGTTGCCAAAAACAGAAGACGTTGCACTTGTCGATGTCGCCGATAACCACGATGTGACTGTCTCGCCCACTACCGACAGCTTCGCATACGGAGACGTTGTGCCAATACCAACTTTAACCGTTGAGTCGGGGTTTCCGTATGGCCACACAACGTTTGTGGTGGTGTTGATATTCCAAGGGACCGTGCGCTGCGCAGCGTAGCCTAGAACTGGTAGAGCAAGAACTAAAAGTGCAATGATGTATTTCTTCATGTTTATATATATGTTGTAAAAAATTTCGGTGGGATGTCGTATGTGACTTGCCCATCTGCAAACGTGTAACCAAACCCCTCAATCAAACCGACACCATCTGAGTCGATATGCGACGGTGGATAATCTACATCAAAGACGGTATTCGAGCTGTCGACAACTCCAACAGGCACTCTGTATCCAGTAATAGTAGCAAGCTCTTTGTCAATGAGGTATGGATAAAGTGCCGCGAGTTCAGCTCCAGTCCTCGTTACAAGTGATCCATCAACCACACTGAAAAGGTGATCGCATGGGAGATACCCTGCGCGCACTGTTGACGCATAAATGCTTGCTGACGCAAAGTCTCCAGTGAGATTTGACTCACCTACATTCGCAAACACCCCACCGTTTGTACCATCGCGACTGATTCCAAAAATGATATCGTCGCGGTTGTTGAGCCAGCCTGTCTCTGTTGCGAGGACCGTTTCTACAGATGCAATTGTTTGCACAATGGTGAATGTACTAACGCTTGTCACGGTTGCGTTTGGTGTCATACGCAATTGAATGTGATTGCTCGCGTCCTGATAGTATTCCGCAAGCACAATTGCGCCAGTAGAGTTTTGGTTTGCTGCATATGAATCAAACTTACCAGTCAAACGGAATCGAGACACCACGAGTCCACCACCGGATGGGTTCGTTGTCGGTATTTCTGTTTCGTATGTATTGTCCGGGATCGTCGCAAGACCAAAGTTGTGGTCATCGAGAGGAAGTCTGCCAGAGTAAATGCCGATCACCTGCACAAATGCTTTCATTGCTGTCGTAACGCCAATTTTTACACGCAAAGTTGCTGTGCTTGCTGGAGAGTAGAAAGGATTTGCCTCGCGCCAGAAACCACCCACTGTGTTATCGAGAGTCCATGTAGTTGAAGACGCGTCACTTGTGTTGGTAAGTCGGGCGGTCGCAGAGATACGCAAATCTTGCGCGGCCATTACGTATACACGCGCGACATAATTTCCCGATGCAACGGTAGAACCCATATCAAAGTTGACCTCATCGCCTGACCCGGACGCTGCTTGGATGTAGTACACCTTTGCAGTTTTGTTTGCAGGTTGTGGATCAATTGGTTTTCCTGCAAGCGCTGTGCCAGCGGGCCATCTAAACTCACCGTTAACGAGTGGACACTCTAAAATGATCGTATCGGTGAGTGCGGTTGCGGTCGGAGCGCTTGTCAGTACGTTGGTGCCACCCTTACCGCTTGGTGTTGGCGTACAGTCGACGAGTTTTAGTTCTTTTACGGTAAAGGTACCGGATGCGAGGTCAATGATGTACGGAACACCGTCTTCGTACGCAACTGCTGGGAAAATACCCGACGAATCGTTGTAGTTCGCGTTATAACCAGCTGGGGACCATGCAATACCGTCTTTTGATACAAAATTTCGCCTACCGTCAGACGTGATTCCAGCCGAAGCGGTCTGTCGAAATGGTGCATAAAGCAATGCGGGGACTCCCAAACCGTACGCTCTGTGAAGCATAAATGATTCATTACCACCTGACCGGGTTCCAGTATCCTGATCGTATATCGGAGTTGCACGGTCACGATCGTCATCCCATGCAAGCACAAGGCCCGACTCGTTGTCGGGTGACATAATCGTACGACCGTTAATGTCTGAGACCGCGTTTACTGCCTGACAAGCAAGGCCAACACCCTCAAGAGTTGTGATAGTTATATCGCTCGTTTCGTAGTAATCATCACCATCGTCAAATTCAAATCGATACGTCTGATTCACAGCCGTGTCACCGTAAAAAATCTTGTGGTCATACCCCATGTGGGCATGAATACCTGTCCCAAGAACACGACTTACACGACGTAGTTTCTTTGCGGTCCATGCACCCGCACCGCCGGTAAATTGTGCATAGTAGAAAGTTCCACCCGGACTGTTTGGGTTTGCGTGATAATCACCAACAACAATATCGAGTCGAGTATCTGTGACTGGCTCTGTTGTCATGCACCAATGCTGGCCTACTGCCAAACCAGCGCTCGGTGCGCGGTTAACGTATGAACCCGGTGTCACGTCATATGCAGATGTAAATGTTTGAGTACCTGAGCCATCACTTGAAAGCGATATAGCGGTCCCTGCCAAGGCGTTTGCTTGCGTTGATGCGAGTGAAAATGTGCTTGCACTGGTTACTATCGCATAGTACAAAGTGCCACTTGTAAGCCCTGTTATAACGCTTCCAGTGGTGGTGTACTTCACCGGTTGTCCAGTGACAAAGCCAGTCGTCATTCCTGTAACCGTGATTGCGTTTCCGCTTCGTGATGCAAATGTACCTGTCTCGTGCAGGTTGCAAAGAGAGAATGTTGCACCGTAATCGGACGAGTAGGCGAGAGCAATGTATGACGACTGGTATGTACCGCTTACGTTTTCGAGTACGCTACAGGTAACGAAAATCATTCCGAGGTGGACACGCCACGAGACCGCAGAGTGACGCATGCTTGTAACTTCACCAGCAGTGCCGACCATGATGTCGTCGGATGTTCCTTTGAGCATCGAGCGATTAACTTTGGTAACAATTCCACCAGCAACGGTCCACGTCACAGACGCAAACTCCTTACTGTCAGTATTAAAAAATACAGCCAGTGGTGTCACACCGTCTTTGTCGTATCCATGCGCAACCATACGCCAGTTTCCTGAACCGTAAAGTGATGTAATGCTTGCGGTGTACGCAGTTGCTCCGAGATGCGCAGCAAGAGTGTTCGACTCTGAAACAAAATCAGGGTAAACGACTGGCGCAATATCGACCATGTCGAACCGACCAGTCAGGGGATTAAATTTGTATTTTATTGCCATATCTTTATGTCTTTGTTACCGACGTGACGTTGTCATTTGAGTCGTAAGCAAGGGTAAGTGTCGAAACAGTAGAACCAGACGATCCACCAAGTTTATAAACAACGCCAGTTACGTTGTCATTTGAGTCGTATGAGAGCGAAATGTAGTCAAAGCGGGACGGCACAAGGCTGTTTATCGTTTGGAGACCAGCCTCGACTGCGGTCAAATCCGCAGAGCCAGAGGACCGATTAAACCCCAAAGGGATAATAGTTTGGCTCGACTGCTGCACTACAGGTCGTCCCAAAGTGTCTACAACAATGACTGGGAGGGGTTTTAGGCGTTCTTCGTCATCTAGCTTAACTGTAAGCCCCTTAGCCCACAGCGTGGCCCACAGGTTGCTTAGGCCCTTTACGACAGCAACAGCGACCTGCGCCATTGCTCCGTTGCCATTAAAGCCGTCTTTTGAGCTGGCATTTTTGATTTCGCTTTCGTTAACAACAAGCACCTTTTGAACGTCCGGAAACTTAGTCTCTTTCTGATTCAAGACATTGACATCAAACGTTTTCGGTAAGTCCTCGATTTTAACTTTTTGAATTTTGGGAAAGTTTTGAACCTCGAGTGAGTCTGGCATCTTGAAGACTACAGCTTTCTCGCCGTTCGCTTTTGTGAGTGCAGACTTGAGTAGTTTTATTTCATCATTCTTTTTTTGAATGATCTCCTTTGCCGCATCTTTTATTTTTTTGACTTGGCTATTCATTTTCGAGTTCTTTAATTGCCTTTTCAGCTTCAGCATCTTCTAGCTGTTTCTTTTCGGCCTCGCGGATACTTGCTTCGATGGTGGTATCTACGATCGGACGAATGCCGCAGTGACAGTTTGGATGAAGTGGAGGTCCGCCAATGTCCGAGTAGTCCATATCCATAACAGAGTCACCTACTTCGTACCGGTCTCCCTTTGAAAAGAAATCTTTATCGATCTCGATTATCTCACCCTCCATGTCAGCACAAAACTCACAGACGTTATCTCGAGACGATGTCACCCACTTCACCTCTTTAACTACACCAGACTGCTGCCACGCCATCTTGCTCGACATGTTGGCGATGCGGTTCATTTCAGTTTGCGCTACACGCTCTGCTGCGTACACGTTTTTGAACTCGTAAATGTTTCTCACAATGTCACCGAGGTCACGTGGACCGAGGCCGCGCTCAAGTCCTTCGTTGAGTTTCTGCTTGAGCATATCGAGAGTGTTCTGGTTGTAGCTCTTTGCCATAAGTGACAACGCTTTCTCAAGTGCTTTGATTGCGTTTGGAGAGTTCGCTACATCAATACCTGCACGATCGATCATCTCAAGTGCATGCTCTGCTTCGAGTGCCATGAGTCCTTTTCCAATCGTTGAAACGCCATCGATTGTGAGGCTGATCCAGTGCTTGAGATTAAAAAGTTGCGATGCTGTGATCTCTTTCTTGTTCGCTTTAATCGCGCGCTCAAGGTTTTCTAGTACCTCTTTTTCCTGAGCGTTGTTTAGTTTCTGCAATGCATCAACAGTTTGTTTTGTCGCGCTTCCAATACGGTCACGCTTAGCTTTGAGAATAACCTCGTCATATTCGTGATCGTCCATCTCTTTGAGACTTTTCTTCTTCATTGCGAGTAGTGCATCAGTGATTTTGTCAGCAAGTGACTTTGAAATTTCCTGACGAATCTCTACGTTTCGAGAAAACTGTGATTTTGCACGACGCATACGCGCTGGCATGTAGCCTACTTTCTTTCGATTCTTGCGGACCTTTTCGACCGTGTCAGTCGTGGCTTTCTTCTTTGCTGAAAGCATGAACGGATCGGACACCTCACCCGCTTGAGTAGCGAGTTTATAGTTGTTTGGAATGAGTAGGGTGTCTCCACCATCAACAGGGTCAAGTCCAAGGTAGTCCTCTCGAGCCTCGTTTTGAGTAAGGACAGGCAGGCCACTGACTGCGTTCTTCATGAGGTTACTCTTTGATACTTCGTCTTCGGTTACAGGGTCCTCAAATGTCATCACGATATCGTTTGCAAAGCGAGGGACCAGAAACTCGTTGAAGTATGAGCAAATCATGATGAGCTTTGGTTTGATTGTGCGACGAGCGAAAACATAGTCAGCGGTTTCTGCTGTGGCTCGGTTCGTATCTGATTCAGCTGCACCAATAATTGTCTTTGGCACACGGAAACCCGCGAGAATCTTGTCGCGCGTTGTGTCAGAGATTTGATCGAAACCGATGTCGTTGAATGACACGTCATCCTTTGACTTCTTCACACCCTTTGGCAAAATCATTGCCTTGTACGCATTGCTTACCCCAGCGTGTTGCTCCTCAAATGAGTCCTTAAGCGACTGCATCTGTTCTTCAGATGTCATGTCAGTTTCAAGTGTTACACCTACCTGAGCGCCGTTCTTGAAGAACTGGCGCAAAAATTCAGTTGCGTTGTTATCGTTGTCGATCCACTCTGCGATCGCCTGAACGGTCCCAACACCAACGTACGGATTCGATGGGTTTGGATTTTTGATATGAATAATTTCGTGTGGTTGATACTTTCGTTCCTTACCGTCAAGTGTGAACTTGTAGCCAGTTATTTTGTATGGGTAGGTTGTGCGGTCAATATTTACCATCACTGCTGACGGATCGAGGAGATACATCGCAGTTGGTCGAGACATAAAATCTTTTACTCCCTCGAGCAAAATGTATGCATTACCAGTGAGCTCAAGGTGAGCAGCGAGTGTGTACTTAAATTCTGGGGCTGTTTGAAAGTCGTTGACTGTTTCAAGAAAATCAATTAAGTCGTGGTCCTGCACTTCTTGACGCTCTCCGTTTCGATTGGTCTTAAAGAATCGCCACTCGATACCAGCGATCTCATCAGCGATTGGTTTGATTGCAGCAAAAGGCCAGTTGCGATATGCGTCCATCGCTTTTCCTGAATCGATACCGACTGAGCTACTTGATGGTCGGCTGATCACCATAGAGTCACCCGGAGTGAATGACTTTCCACGACCAGCTTCGACAACACCTCGAATGTTTACGACCTCACCGTTCTTTTTGGTGTGCTCCATAGTTGAAATTCTAATGGCACCGCGTTGATCAAAAACAAACTGATCGCCATCGTTCATTTTGCCCCCAAAAAACGGCAAACTTCTTGTGAAAAACGTTAGACCTTTGATTGATTTCTTGAGGTCGAATGCCATTGTTAGATATATATTTTCCCCCGCTTTATATTAAATTTGTGAGAAGGATTATATGGGCATTGTATCACTGGCGTTACAGTCACACCACGCGGGATTTCCAAATCTGTGAGTAATTTTGACAACCATTGAAACCGTGGCAGTGATATTTTGTGGATCGAGGTCGTCGCCATCGACATTCCACAGAACGGACAGAGCATCACGATCGCCCGGATTGTTTTGTCGTCCTTTACGTTTCCGAGAGCGTTAACGATGCAGTAGTCACCCTTTTTGTCTAAGTCCTCTGACAAATCTTTCTTTGTAATTTTGAGCCC